GGGAAGGCTGCGGTGATCCGCAACGGCGGCACCTACAAGCCGAAGTAGCCCCCGCAAAGAGCGAGCCCCCCGGAAACCTTCTTCCGGGGGGCTCGTGTTTCGCACTGCGAAACATCAGGTGCTCGTGGTGAGGTTCTCCTTGCCCGTGAACGACGGTCCGGTGCCGGAGCCCAGCGCGTTCCCGGCCAGCGACATCAGCAGCGATGCGACAGCACCTCCGACGAACAGCGTGATGCCCTTCTCGACGGTGTTCACGTTCATCACGTCGATGATCCAGTCACCGGCGACGAGTGCGGCAGCGAGAGCAGCGGCCCCACCTCGGACCATCCGCTCTGTCGCGGCCTTCCAGAATGCCTTGGTCCACATGTCAGTCACCCCCTTCCCTGCTCGATCTCGAACACAGCCCCGACGTCGGGGTGGTCCTTGTATCGCCTGCCGTCGTACCGGCGAGCACGCACCAGTCTCACACGGGCGTCGAGGTCGCGGAAGAAGATGACGTCGATGGTCCGCTTGTCGTGGGTGTCGGGGTAGTTCCGCAGGAAGTCCCACACCGAGACCACGCCGCCCTCGGCGAGCAGGTCGTCGTAGGCGTCGTTGTCGGTGCGGTCGTCGACGTTGGTGTCCCCGAGCCCGAAGGCGACGTCGCGGCCACGACCGTGCTCGTTCATCTCGCTGACCAGCGTGGCCGTCATCTGCTTGTGCATCCGCAGCCGGTAGTCGTTCTTCCGGTACCCGGTCAACCAGTGACCGCCGTGCATCCAGATGTCCTCGTCGCGGTAGGTGAGGTGGACCCACGAGATGGCCCGCTCACCGTGCTGGGGCCGCTTCGCGTCCACGGCCACCGTCGCGCCGTGCTCGACCACCTCGGCGTCGTCGCGGACCGCGAAGCACGAGTCGCCCTCGCCGGACACGAACTCGTAGCCGTAGAGACGGCAGCACGCCTTGATCGCGTGCCGGATGTCGTCGCCGCTGGCCTCGGTGAAGTGGATGCCGAGCCCGCCACGCTGGAAGGTGTCGTGCAGGTCGTGGACCCGCTGGTCGTCCTTGTCGTCGTACTCCAGCGACGACTGCACGAGGGTGAACCTCACGGCGTCACGTCCTCGACGGTCGGAGCCGGTGCGGACTGGGCCCGGATCAGCACCCGCAGGTTCTTGATCTGCTGGGCTCGCGCGGCGTCGGTGGTGGCCGACTCGATGGCGTCGAGGATGTTCTCCTGCTGACGCTGGTCGCGCTCACGGGTGGAGGTGTTGATCTCGTTCACCCGGGTCTGGAGTGTGTCGACCCGGGCGTCGACCGTGTCCTTGATCCACTTCTTGTCCTCGGCGTTCAGGGGCATGTTGCTCTCCATCTCTTGTTCCCACTCGGCGAAGTCGAAGATCGTCGAGTCGATGTCATCGGGGTGCTCGGTCTTGTCCGGCAGGTGGCCGGTGAGCCCGGTGCGGTGTGCGTAGTAGTCCTCGACCTGACCGGGCACGAACACCCCGACCGGCGTCGAGTACCCCAGCGAGATCATGTGGATGTGGGACCCGAACAGCGGCGGGTACCGGTACCACGCGGCCCACCCCCGGTAGCGGAGGAAGGTCTGCGCCTCGGTCCAGTCGACGCCCGGGATGAAGATGTCGAGGCAGGCGTCCTTGTCGTGGGTCCCGGCGCTCGCCTCCACGTCGGTGTTGTACGCGCCCTGCAAGACCTCGATCTCGTGGCCGAAGTGGTGCTCGGCCTGCTTGGAGGTCTGGTCGAGGTGGGCGATGGTGCGGAGGCTGCCGTAGACCCGGTCGCCGTAGACGTCGTGCTTGGACCACATCACCTTGCGGTCCGGGTCGGAGAAGTTGGTGACCTCGGTGCCGTCGAGATTCAGGATGCTCGTCGTCATGCTCCCCTGCCTTTCTATCCCCCGACAGTACAGGGACACGCGGGTGGGATCGCGCAACTCCCCACCGGGGTGTACGGTCACTCCCAGAACGTCCGAGCGGTCTTGGTACCCGGTGACTGGCTGGCACGAATCCGATCCAACACACAGTCATCAGGGAGTTCCCAATGGACAAGTTCGACACCCTCGACGAGACCGCCCTCGCGGCCCTCCGCACCGAGAAGCACACCGCTCTCCAGACCCTCCTCGCCTCCGAGACCCCCAGCGTCGACGACGTCGCCACCGCGACGGCCCTCGCTGCCGAGGTCAAGGAGATCGACGCCGAGATCGCCGCGCGGACCACCGCCGCGACCGAGGCGGGCGAGCAGTTCGCCGCCCTCAAGGCCGAGTTCTCCGGCGAGACCGAGACCGAGACCGAGGACGAGGTCACCGAGCCCGAGGGCGAGACCGAGGAGCCCGAGGAGGTCGAGACCGAGGTCGAGGCTCCCGAGGCCGAGGTCGCCGCGTCCGCCAAGGGCAAGCAGGTCGCGCGGCTCGCCGCCAAGACCGCCCGTCCCCCGGCCCCCGCCGTGGAGGAGACCGGTCGCGTCTCCATCACCGCCGCCGCCGACGTCCCGGGCTTCGCGCTCGGTGCGGACCTGTCCGACATGCGTCGCGTCGGCGAGGCCGTCGTCTCCAAGATGCGGGGCTTCCAGCCCCCGAACGGCGACGGCGAGACCGAGGACATCCGCAAGTTCCCCGTCGCCTCGTTCCGGCTCGACTTCCCCGAGGACCTCCAGATCAACCGGGGGACCGACGAGATGGAGGTCCTCTCCCACGCGGCCAACGAGACCCGCCTCGAAGGCGAGTCCCTCGTCGCGTCGGCTGGCTGGTGTGCCCCGTCGGAGACCCTCTACGACCTGTGCGCGGGCGAGACCCTCGACGGCATCCTCTCGGTGCCCGAGGTGCAGGTGAACCGAGGCGGCATCAAGTACACCTCGGGTCCCGACTTCTCGACCCTCTACACCAACACCGGCTTCGTCCAGACCGAGGCGCAGGCCATCGCCGGGACGGCCAAGACCTGCTACGAGGTCGCCTGCCCGACGTTCACCGAGGCTCGCCTCGACGCCGTCGGCCTGTGCATCAAGGTGCCGATCCTGCTGAACTCGGCCTACCCCGAGGTCACCGAGCGGACCACGTCGGGTGCGATGATCGCCCACCAGCACCGGATCAACGCCCGCGTGATCGCCGCGATGGCGACCGCGTCCGGCGCGGCCCGGGTCATCACCGGCCTCGGTGCCACGATGGCCGACACGCTGGAGGGCCTCGAACTGCTGGCTGACCAGAAGCGTCAGCAGTACCGCCTCGGCCTGAACGAGACGCTGGAGGTCGTCGTCCCGTTCTGGGTCAAGGGTGCCTACCGCAACGACCTCGGTCGCCGCGTGGGTGTCGGCGCGGACGCGGTCACCGACCAGATGATCGGGGCGCACTTCGCGGCCCGGAACCTCAAGGTGTCCTTCGTCTACGACTGGCAGGACCTCGTCATCACCGATGAGGCGTACCCCGCCACCTACAACGCCCTGATGTACCCGGCGGGCACCTTCGTGAAGGGTGTCTCCGACGTCATCAACCTGAACGCCGTGTACGACGCCGCGAGCCTCGCGGTGAACACCTACACGGGTCTGTTCATGGAGCAGGGTCTCCTCGTGGCGCGGATGTGCTTCACGTCCGACCTCATCACGCTGCCGATCTGCAACGCCGGTCGGACCGGCGCGAGCAACCTCACCTGCGCCTGAGATCAGTAGGAGTGGGGGCCTGAGCCATCCCGGCCCCCACTCCCTGAACCAGTAGAAGGGAGGTGGCGCAGATGACCAGCACCATCGTCCGGTCCACCATCTCGGTGCCGACCACCACGCCCCTCGTGGGCACGCTGCTCGACGCCGTCAGCGTCACCGCACTCGGCCCGTTCGCGGACCCCGAGGGCATGTACCTGTCCTACAACTGCCTCGACTTCTCCGCCGAGACCCAGTTCCCGTGCCCCGACCCGGGGGACGCGAAGGACTTCGGCGACTACTCCACGGTCAGCGGGTTCCGGTTCGCTGCCTACGGCGGTCTCGTCTGCAAGGCCATCGGCTTCGGCACGGAGGACGTGCCCGAGGACCAGATGCGCCGGGTGTTCGAGGCCAACGAGTCGGTCGGCGTGGAGAAGGCGTTCATGGCGACCCGGTTCCGGGTCTCGGCTCCGGGTGACCCGGAGGAGGGCGACCTGTGGGACGCCCCGGTCGACATCACGCCTGCGGGCGGGGCCGTCGACCCCTACGTCGGGATCGCGCTGCTGGAGGGCCACGCGGCCAGCCGGTACGCCGGGGCCCCGATCATCCACATGCCCCGGACCATCGGGGCGCTCGCGTGGGCGAAGGCCGACCTCGAACAGCGCGGCGACACGTTCTTCACCCCGCAGGGGTCGAAGGTCGCGTCCGGCGGTGGATACGAGGCCCTGAACACCTCGCCTGCCGGGGTTGCGGCCCCGGCGGGGGAGCGGTGGATGTATGCCACCGGTGAGATCGCGCTCCAGCGGGGAGAGATCGTCGTGAAGCGCGAGATGGACACGACCACCAACGAGGTGTTCGTGCTCGCAGAGCGGCTCTACGTCGCATCGGTGGACTGCTACACGGCAGCCGTACGAGTGAAGGTGATCTGATGACCGACAGCAACGAGGTGTTCGTCCCCTACGGGGACTCCGCCAGCGACACGGCCACGCTGCTGCTGGCGGCTGCCGAGGAGAAGGGACTCGACCCGGGGGTGGTGAAGTCCACCTCCGACGGCGGCTTCCGAGAGGACGACGACGGCGAGGGTGACGAGGACTACGGCGTCGACCAGAAGCAGGCCGACGACGACGCGCGACTGCGGGCGTCCGAGGAGGCCACCCGCGCCGCCCAGCAGGCGAACACGGACCCGAACCAGCAGAGCATCGAGGAGCAGACCACGACCTCGGACGGGCCCACGCCGGAGAACACGGGCAAGACGGAGCCCGTGAAGCGCACCGCGAAGAAGGCGACGGCACGCAAGACCGCCGCGAAGAAGTCCACCACGAAGAAGGGGGTCTGAGATGACCTACAGCCTGCTCCGAGGTCGGGCCATGCGAGCCACCCGGCTCAACGGCTGCGGCATCCCGGTGCTCGGTCCCGACTCGGTCGTCACGTCCGAGGGGTTCATCTCCGTGGGCGCGACGGCCAACAACTCGACCGGGGACGCGATCACCGTCACCAACGCGGCGGGGAAGAACTGCGTGGACGACACGCCGACGCCCCGCTTCGTCAACTACTCGCTGGAGATCGCGTTCTGCGGGGTCAACCCCGAACTCGTCACCATGCTCACCGGCCAGCCCATCGTCCTCTCGGGCGAGGGACTGCCGGTGGGCTTCCGGCAGAACTCCAAGATCGACGTCGACCTGATCGGCTTCGCTCTGGAACTCTGGACGGGCGTCGCCGGTGACGCCTGCGACGACACCGGCGAGACCCCCTACGGCTACATCCTGTTCCCGTTCGTGAAGGGCGGGCAACTGGGTGACTTCTCCGTGGAGAACGCGGCCATCAACTTCACCCTCACGGGTGCGGTCACCAAGGACGGCGCGGGCTGGGGTGTCGGTCCCTACGACGTCACCCTCGACGACGCGGGCTCCCCGGCTCCGCTGGCGGAGGTCATCGACAACGACCACCTGCACCTCGAACTGGTGACGGTGCCCCCGCCGGACGTCGACGACGACAGCGCCACCGAACTCGGCGTCGCGGCCACCGGTGCCACACAGGGCTCCCCGGCGGTGCTGGCTCCGACGAACTCGTACGCCCCGCTCGACCTCGCGGACGCGGCCACTGGCTTCACGGCCACGCCGGGCACCGCGTGGACGGCTGGCAACTACGTCCGGCTCCGCGACGGCTCCAACGCCCACTGGAACGGCACCGCGTGGGTCGCCGGGGTGGCCTGACCCGCGTAGTGCACACGAGAGCCCCTGCCCTTCCCTCGGGGGCGGGGGCTCTCAACATGAGAGGCTGAGACCATGACGGCACCCACCCCCGAGTACGGCGGCTGCTACTGGCCCGTCGACCCCGCCTGCCTCGTCGACGACTGGGAGACGCTGGACGAGGCCGTGCAGCAGCGGGCCCTCGCGCTGGCCTCCGCCTCGCTGGAGCGCCTCGTGGCGTACCGGGTGGGGGTCTGCCCCATCACGGTCCGCCCGACCCCGCAGAACGCGACCTGCTTCGTCCCCACCGAGGGCGGCTACGGCTTCTCGCCCGGGATGGACACCGCCGGACGGTGGGTGAACTCGTGTGGCTACTCCGACGCCCGCAACAAGGGCATCCGGCTGCCGGGTCCGGTGAGCCGGATCGACGAGGTGAAGGTCGACGGCGTGGTGCTCGACCCGGAGGACTACACGGTCATCGAGAACCGGCTGATGTGGGCCGGGGAGGGTCCGAGCCCGTTCCCTCCCACTCAGGACGTGGCCC